AAGGACAATGAGCAGGGAGCAGATAAACTCCATCATGCTTGATATCAATGAGCGCATTAACAACAATAGCCAAAAAGGTGCGATTGCTGCTTTAGCCGGTGATTGGGGATACCACAATTTTGGTATGTCCTCCATTGATATGCAGTTGCTTGACGCCCAGCGTCTTAACCTTCAGAGGCTTTGTAATATTTACGGAGTCCCGACTGTATTGTTCGATGCCGAGCATACAACCTATAATAACTACGAATCAGCTATTAAACAGTTGATTGTCAATAAATTACTGCCTGAATGGAAGTCTTTAAGAGATTTACTCAACCGGCAGTTGACTCCAAGATTCCAAGCCACAAGAGGTCGGAAACTTTACATTGACTTTGATTATACCGAACTTCCTGAGATTCAAAAGGACTTGAAGGATTTGAATGATTCGGTAAGGGATGCCCATTGGCTTACATACAATGAGCGCAGAGCGGTGCTACGATATGGCGCAAGACCTGAGCCGGAGATGAATCAGATATTTATTCCGAATGGTTTTATGCCGATTACAGATATGCAATCAATAACAAACTCCAATGGACAATCAGCTTTGGGAGATGGTAATGATCAAATACCCTAAGATTCCAAGGGAATTGTCATGTAGGACTGAAAAAGCGTTTAGAGATGCTGCAAGAAAAAGCTATTACGACAAACTATTACGGCAGCAACAAGAACAAAGAGATGCTAATGCAGACCAGTTGGCGCAACATAGTGCGACCGGCGGTAGCGAATGAGGCATCCCTTCAGCGCATTTTAGAGCGTTCCATAAAGAAGAGATTCAGGGCAGCTTCTGTTGTTGTCCGAGATGCAGGTACTGCAAATGCAATCAGCTTTGTTTCAAGGCAGTTATTTGACAATACCATCTTCGATCCATTAATGAGGATGTATTACGATGTGGCAATGTATTATGCCAGGCGTACATACTTTGATGGAATCAATCGGGCCAAGAATGACCATTTCGGATTGCGCGTTCCGGCAGAGTGGAAGTCCGCATCAAGATTCAATACTGTTTGGCGGTCCGCTTTGCAGAGTTTCTTGCAGATGCATGGAGCAAGATTTGTCAGTGAGATAAACGAAACAACTCGTAAGGACTTGTTGGCTATCCTGCAAAGGGGTCAAAGTGCCAACATATCTGAGCGGCAGATAGCTCAATTTCTGCAATCATCCGGCATCCCGATGACAAGGGCATCAAGAATTGCGCGGACTGAAACGACAAGAGCATTGAACGCAGGAATCCTTCTTGGGGGTGCTACTTTGCCGTTTGAGATGTCAAAAGAATGGATAACGGCAGAGGATGAAAGGGTGAGGGGTAAACCTTTTAGTCATACCCAACTGCATGGAACAATAATACCTTTGAGTCAGTCCTTTAACAATGGAGAGGATATTCGGTTTCCAGGAGACCCATTGGCAAGCGCGGAGAACGTAATTAATTGTAGATGTGTGTTGAATATGCTGCCGAATTTGGATGCGAGTGGAAGGCCGATATATCGAGCAAACAGTCCATTGGATACGGATATCTTAATGAGGTTGACTGATTTAATGTAAAGACAAAAGAAATGAAATGATTTACGGATACAAAAGTTTTGGTCAGTCTATTAAAGATGTGGACCGCAAACAAAACATAGTCACAGGCTACTTTTCTGCATTCGACATAAAGGATAGTGATGGTGACATCATTCGCAAGGGAGCCTTTAAACGAAGCATTGAAGAATGGCATCCTAAAGGCCGAATAAAGCATTTGATGAACCACAATCCAAGTCAGCCACTTGGTACGCTTACGGAACTGAAAGAGGATGACTATGGTCTTTATTATGAGTCCAAGATTGGTACGCATAATTTAGGTCAAGACTTTATCAAGATGGTTGAGTCCGGATTGATTAAGGAGCATAGCATTGGATTTTCTGTCATAAAAGAGACAAGAGGTAAAGATGTAAATGAGATGACAGACTTAAAGTTGTATGAAGGCTCAAGCCTTACTGCATGGGGAGCCAATGAGTTTACTCCATTGTTGGGCATAAAGTCTTTGACGGATATCAAAGACCGCATTAAGTCATTTGAGAAGTTTGTCAGGAATACAGATGCAACCGATGAAGCCATCGAAATGTGTCTGCTTGAGATAAAGCAATTACACCAGTTGGTTCATACTATGAGTACCGCAAAGGCAGCTGAGGAAGCACCTAAGCAGGGAAAGAGTGACATTGAATTACTGGATGCCATAAATCTTTTAACTCTAAAACATTTCTAAAGTGGAAGTAGTAAAGCAAATCACAGACATTCTTGATCCCAAGATCAAAGCCTATAAAGACGAACTGGCTTCTGAGATTGAGAAGATCAACAAAGAGAACGAGGCCCGCATTGCTCAAATGAACGAGGATGCCGCCAAGAAAGGAGAGACTCTCCAAGAATTGAAAGGCAACGTTGACCGCATCCTGGCTGAGTCCGGAAAGGTTAAGTCGGCTATCACCAACGAAGCAAAAGCCGGATGGACTAACTCTACGCACCTTAAACAAGCGGTGCATGAGATTGTGGCTGAAAACTTCGATACCATCAAGTCTGAAAAAGGCTTTATGGCAATGAAGGATGCCGGTGTGATGACGCTTGGCAACAACTTGACTGGCACAAGTCAGATCAGCTATGTTACCAACCCCATCATGCGGAATTTCTACAATCCGCACCTGTACGACATCTTTCGCATCATCCCGACCGCTACCGGAAACGTTACTTTCCCTCGTGGAAATACGCCTGTGGGCGAAGGTTCTTTCGGAGCGCAGTCTGAGGGAGTAGCAAAAGCTCAACTGGATTATGATGTAACGATGGTTAATACCAGCGTTCCGTTCATCGCCGGTTACGCTAAAGTTAGCCGTCAGATGCTTCAGGACCTGCCGTTCCTTCAGGCATATCTGTCTACTTCGCTGGTAGAAGATTGGAACCGTGCCGTCAACACTCGCTTCCTGAACAACATCGCTACCAACTCAACTGCTCTCAACACTACCGAGACGGTGACTGTTGCTAAGATGATTTCAGGTCTTGCTCAGCATGGCAACCTTGGTCTTGGTATGGCTAACGTCATCTTGACCACTTGGGATGCATGGAGCAAGGTTCTGTTGACCAAGCCTGGCGATTACAGTGTTCCTGCTTCCGTGGCTATTGATGCCAACGGTGTTGTACGGATCAATGGTATTCCTTTGACTCCGCACAGTCAGGTGTCTGCAAGCCGGTTCTACATCATGAATACGGATGCATTCGCTATCGCACAGGCCAGCGGATTCCAGGTTCGCAGTACCGAGACCGATCAGGATGACTTCATCAAGAACTTGGTGACGTATCGTGCTGAGGCTCGTATTGAGCTGCTGAGTTTCCAGCCTACCGCTGCCGTTTACGGTACTACCGGTACTTAATCGGATTTGGTTGATTATGTCATAAGATTAGGCGTATCTTTGGGTACGCCTAATTCTTTTATGTATGTTCCAAAACTTCTACGATAAGGTTGCGGTATTAAATCAGATTGAGCGGACAGACAGGTATAAGGCATTTAGAGACCATGCAATATTTAGAGGGCTTGAGTATCAAGTCTTTCATTCATTGCCATTTAGTACACCAAGGGATTCATTTAATCATAGCCATTATGCCCTGATTCACAAGTTTTACAATGATGGCGTTGACAATCTGCTCATTTTAGAGGATGATTGCCGGTTTCAAAACTTGGATAAGTTTCAGGATATTCATTATGAATTGTTGAAGAACAAGTGGAAGATGGTGTATTATGGCTGCAATGCAAGACCATATCCAGACCATGAGGAGCCAAGATATTGTTCGCCTCATTTAAGGCACATTTCAGCAGCTTTTACGACTCATGCCATTGGATACACAAGGCCGGTAATGAAGCTGATTTTGGATGTCTATAACCCGAATGATGGGCAGATGTTTGATGCTTGGCTTGATGAATACCTTCTAAAGGTTGTCAATGCTCATGTTACAGTACCGTTTCTTGCCGTACAGGCTCCGGTAAAGTCGGACTTATGGAATAGGGAAGTGGATTACACAGATACTTTTCAGGCTTCAGAACAATACTTAAAAGGCATATTATGATTCAGCACATAACTTACACGAATGACTTGATGACCAAAAGCGCAGAACTATGCGTTAATTCTGCTATTGAACACGGAAAATGCGATGACTCTATTGTTTTATCTGATAATGGATGGGATGGGTCAGGGTTATTCAACATCTGCCAAAAAACGTTAAAGGAAGAACGAGGAGCCGGATATTGGTTATGGAAGCCAATCATAATTGCGGAGCAGATGTCTTTGCTTGAGGATGGCGACTACTTGGTTTATACAGATGCCGGTGTGGAGTTTGTAAATTCCATACAGCATATCATAGACAAAATGGATCAAGATGTATTTCTATTTGGGAATATGTATCCGCATATTGAATGGTGTAAGAGCGAGGTATTCCATTTGTTTGGCATTTATAATCCTGAGCAACATTGGCAAATGAGGCAAGTTCAGGCATCAGCCATGGTTATCAGAGTATCAAATAAATCAAGAGAAATAATCCGTGAATGGTTAGCGTATTGCATGATTCCAGGCATGATTGATGATTCTACCTACTTGTTGAATCAACATTCAGGCTTTAAGGAGCATAGACACGATCAGGCCATACTTACCATGGTTGCGGACAGGTATCTTTTGGACCTGCATTGGTGGCCTGCTTGTTACAATAACGGAGCCTTTGTTTACGAAAAAGAGCCATATAAGGATGATTATCCGGTAATATTCCATCATCACAGAAAGCGTAATAACGAATGGTAACATTTGGCAATTTAGGTAGGTATGGTAGATTAGGCAATCAGATGTTTCAGATAGCATCTACCATTGGCATTGCTACAAGGTTTGGTTACGAATACGGCTTCCCTCAATGGATAAATTGGGATGCATCAGAGCGATTCAATAGTTATGAGGATATTCAAGTCCACAAATACTTTAAAACTCCATTACCAAGGTACAATGGTGAATTACCTGATTATTTTGTGCAGTGGGGATACCGTGACATAAACATTCCGGATAATGTTTCATTGTCCGGTCATATGCAATCAGAAAAGTATTTTAAGCATTGCGAATCTACCATCCGGCATTACTTTGAATTTAATACACCGGTGAGTAAGATGGATTATACTGCCATCCATGTTCGCATGGGTGATTATGGATCAGACTACCATCCTGTTTGCAGCCAACGATATTACGCGAAGGCAATGCTGCATACCGGTGGACCATTTTTGGTATTTAGCGATGAGCCGGACAAGGCAGCAAGATTGCTTGGTTTTAATCCTTCTGTGACCGTTTCTGATTGCACTGATACGATTGAGTGCCTGAGACTGATGACGGCTTGTAAGAGGCATATAATTGCCAATAGCACCTATTCTTGGTGGGGTGCTTGGTTAGCGCAATCTGAAGTAGTAGTTGCTCCTGAAATTTGGTTCGGACCTGCTGCAAGTCATTTAGACACAAGACACATAATTCCCGATAACTGGCTAAAACTTTGATATGGCAAATGTGCTATGTTCAATCCATTTGTATCCTCCGCATCATATGTGTGGGGCCGAGATGATGTTGCATCAGATAAATAAGCATTTGCAGCTTCATGGTCATACTGTCAAGATATTGCTGAAGCAGGCTAATCAGCATAAGATAGAAAGCCATTATGTTTACGATGATGTAGATGTCTTTCCTCCGGACCAGTACAATGAAATTGCTTTGTTCCAATGGGCAGATGTAGTTATAACACATTTGGATTATGCTTCATGGAGCCAGGCACTTGCCGGTATTTACAATAAGCCTGTTATCCATATTATCCATAATAGCTTTATCAGGCAGCATTTAATGGATGCTGCGAAGCCACAATACTTAGTGTACAATTCTGACTGGATATCAAAGGAGATAGCATATCCGCATGAACACTATGTATTGCATCCTCCGACCGATTACCGGCATTATGATGTGGGGGTGGACCCTTGGGATAGCGACTATGTGACATTGATTAACCTTGACCAGAACAAGGGTGGGGAGATATTAAGGAACGTTGCACAGGAATTACCGAACGTAAAATTCTTGGGTGTTATGGGGAGTTATTCTGAGCCAATAAAGATTGGGCAGATAACGCAACAACCTGATAATGTGAAAGTTATATCAAAGACAACCGAGATTCGGGATGTTTACCGGCAAACGAGGATACTGATAATGCCATCAAAGTACGAATCTTGGGGCCGTACTGCGACCGAAGCCATGTGTAGTGGAATACCGGTAATAGCATCACCCACCCCTGGCTTACGAGAGAATTGCGGAAATGCAGGTATATTTGTAAAGGATAGAGACAATGTGGATGAATGGGTAAAGGCTATTAACAAGCTATTTGACGAAAAGACATATCGCAAATGGTCCGTAAAAGCCAAGGACAGGTCAAGAGAGCTTGATCCGATTGATGAACTTAATGGATTCAATGATTGGATGCTTAAAATAATAGCGAAATGGCGGTAAATACCATACTTGGCGTTAAGACAACCGATACCGGTTCTGAGCCAATAACTATGCAGGAAGCTAAGTTGCATTCTGCGATAGATTATTCCGATTATGATAGTCTGATCCCTACATACATTACCGCAAGTCGGAGAATGATTGAAGGCACATCGGGATATGCATTGGTAGATAAAACCGTTACAGTTGATCTGTCTATAGACAATCAGCTGCCATTTATGCTTCCATTCAATCCAGTAAAGGAAGTGTTGAGTGTAATAAATCTTGCCAATGGGCATTGTGGATGGGAGATGCAGATGATGGGTGATACTCAATACATCCGCTTTACGGACCCAGGCTTTTACCGAGTAGAGTATAAAGCAGGATTTACTGTTCTACCGGCAGAGTTTAAGTTGGCTTGTTTACAGATGTTTGCCTTCTACTTTACGAATCGTGGAGAAGATATGACCGGTAAGTCTATGATGAGTGCTGAAGCGCAATTAATTATTGAGAGCCTAAGAAAGTTTGGGGTATGATTGGATCGAATCAGAAGATAGC